CATTTTGTGGTCGAGCGCCATAATACGCTCGTCATCGATATCCAAGTCCGCCGCTGTCATTTTGATTTCCTCGTGCATGATATGCCCTCCCTATAAAAGTGGTTCTATGGCGTCGGATACATCTTCGACGCTCTTGGCGACGATATACACGCCGCCTTTTCTGTTGATCATGTCGCCAAACACCTTCTGTTCCTTGCGCTGGCGACCGGTTTCCGATTTGACTTCGATCTCGAGCCTGCGACCTCCCGGGAGTATTCCGGTCAGGTCGGCCTGCCCCTTTACCCCGAACTGAATGACCGGCATGCATCGAAGAAGCTCAAGCGCCTCTTCGCGGTCGCCCATTACGACAGCACGCTCGATCTTCTTAACATGCGAGACCGGAACGGCCGTTCCGACATTGGCGCGCCAGATGCGCATTTCGGGTTTGGTTCCGAACGTGCGGAGGATTTCATTTTGAGTCTTTTTTTCGCTCATCTTCCTCCTCCTTTCTCAGCTCATGCTCGATGCGGTTCAGGTCATACAAACCGCCCGGCGTCATCTGGGCGGCGAGATAGTTGGTCCAGCATTTCCATGCCGGATGTTTCGAATCGCCAATCTTCTCCTTGGTGCAATCCGAATGATTGCCATCACACCATCCCTTGAGCGGCTTCTCGTAGTGGAAAGCCGGGCATGCGCCGTGCGCATCATACATGGCGCGGCCCATGACTTCCCAGAGTATGGCGCCGGCCTGTTCCTGCGCGCGCATGGTCTCCTGAATCTGATGGGCCAGCGCCGGATCTGCTGCCGCACGGAATCCGCATTTCTTGCAAATAGTCGGAATCATCTTAGGCTTGTCTATGCCTCTCCTTTTCATGATCGTTTCTCCTCCTTTACGGTGATACAAATGTGCCGCATGCCTGACATTCGAGCACGGGCGGTAGTTTATTCTCGTATTCGTGAACGATCCACATATTACAATTGGGGCATTGAAAAAAATAAGCGCCCTTGCCGCAACGCGCGCATTCCCAGCTGGAGAGCTCGTTAAGAGCATCAACGCGCGCCCCGCATTTCGGGCAGTACATTAAGACCTCCATTTGTCATTCAACAACTGAGTGACTATCTGATTGAGCGCGGAACCGGGCCAATGTCCGTATATGCGTTTGTACTGCATGCGTGCCCATCCCATCTTGTAACCACGCTCCCAAGCGATTGAGACATAGTGCTCGTATATACGGCGCTTATTATCATCGCTTGGCTGTATAAGCTCGCCATCGATTACGACCGGGGCCTCGCCGAAAATGACCTTATACTTCTCGCGATCCCCATCTATCTGCATCCATACTTCCTGCTTGTCGACAAATCTGACGAGCTCACCTGCGGCTTGTTTCATGCGCACCCGGGCGACCGGGGAAAGGTCGAATCCGCAATCCGGGCATTTCCAAGCGCCGCGCCTGACCATAAGCAGGCAATTGGGGCAGGTCCTCAAATCAAGGCGTTCAGTCTTTTGTTTCTTGTCCGATTCGAGCGTGTAATCAATACCGCGCACTGGAGAGCCATGCCTGATGGCGTTTCCGGAATGATCAAGCAGGATCGCCTGCCCTTCCGGACGCATAATCCTGCCGCACATCTGAAGCCAGAGACAAAGGCTTGCTGTCGGCCGGGCTATAATCGCACAGTCAAGCGACGGCATATCAAAGCCTTCGGTGGCCACACCGACATTGGAAACGATAGTCGTCAGTCCGCTCCGTAGACGCTCGAGTATGGCGTCGCGCTCCACCTTCGGCGTCTTGCCATCGAGATGCTCGGCGACGACCCCTTCCTTGGCAAATGAATAGATTATGTTTTTCGAATGCTCTATGGTAGACGCGAACACAAGCGTCCTGCACCCTTCGGCTCTTTGCCTCCAAGTCTCGACGATGTCCGCGATCAGTTTCGGTTTATTACTCCGCCTTTCAATTTCCTTCAGGCTCCAGTCGCCGCCGATCTTCTTCGCTCCGCTCATATCCGGGGCCGGATGCGAATAAATCGTCGGTTCCTGTATCCATCCCTGCTTAACAAGCTCGCGCGGTGTGGCGGCCACCACGAGGCTTTTGAACATATCACCGAGTCCCCGGCCATCAAGTCTGAAAGGCGTCGCCGTCGCGCCGACGATTGGGAGTCCGGTATCAAATAGTTTCTGGTACTGGCTATCGCGTATGGCGTGATGACACTCATCGATGACGATGAGGCCCACCCCTTCCGGGATGGGCCTCCTCGCCTGCTTCTGGACAGAGGTCGCGATGTAATTATCAAATCCTATTTTGTCCAGATGGTCTCCAGCCTGTCTGATCAATTCGCGCCGATGCGCGACCCACAGCACGCGCAGGCCGAGCCGCCGACAGAGCTTTGTCAGCATTACCGTTTTACCTGACCCTGTTGGTGAAACCAGTATTGGCAGGTCCGATAAGCGCTGTTCGAGCTCGTCGACGGCCCGGCGCTGATACGCGCGTGACAATGGAGGAGGAGCGAACATTAATAGGGTACCTCGCAGTACAGCTTGACGTTTTCCCAGTCCTCGTCGTCAAAGTCCTCTTCCTCCTTGGCGGGGATCGCTTCAGAAAGAATCACGGCCCATTCCATCGTGGCCTTGGCGCTCTTGCCGTTCTCGAGGCCTTCGATGGCTTCCTCGCTTGCCTTGTGCTCGAGGAAGGATTCCCACGCGATCTCACGCGCGGTCATCCCGGAGCGATCCTGTTCTTCAGGCTCTTCAGCCTCGGGTTCCGGTTCCGGAGCAGGCTTCTCCTTCTTCGGCGCCGGCGCAGGAGCCGCCTTGGCCTTTGCCTTGGGCTTCGGAGATGATCCCACCTCCTTTTTCCACATGGCATTGAGCTCGCGGATGGTCTTATTGTCCGTCTTTTCGACGGCCGCGCCACCCCATGCGGCGAAGTCCCATTTCTCGCGCTCCTTGCCATCGTACTCCGAATGCACGCACCTGAGCTCAACGGATTCCACGCTGACGGCGGGATTATTGAAATCCCCATTGAAGCCGATGCTGTCCAGCTTCTTGAAAGACGTCTTCATCGTGTTCTTGTTGATGTACGTGTAGACGGTACGCTCGATGTCCTCTTCCTCGATGTACCAAATCGTGGCCACGCACGGCGTTCCGGTATTCGGCGACTTGCCGATCTCGATATCGCGGAACACTCCTGTATATACTCCCGGCTCGATCATTCTTCGTCTCCTTCATCAATGGTTTTCTGATTGTTTATGGCGCCCCAGATTTCGGCCCAGACATCCCCGACCTCATCGGGGATATCAATCTCGGGGTCCATGCCGTAACGATTCTTTGCGTCGTGGGTGTCCCTGTGCTCAGTGTACAGGACGCGCTGTTCACCGCCGATCCCCTTCCCGGAGTCATCGACCACAGAGACAAATGTTCCGAACAGGCAGGCATCCGCCCAGCGCCGGGTGATCCCCCAAGTATCCTTGAAGAGGGCCGCGACGTAACGATCGTGGTCCTCGTTCGTTGGGTCCTTGAAGGTCTCGACGGCGCAGTGTGAGAGAGCAATGACCATGCAATTGAGCTGTTCGAGCTTGGCGAGGAATTTCATCCACTCGGGGACGGCCATCCGGACGCCTTTATGGTATGCCCAGAAGTGATTCCAGTTTCCACTGAAATCATTATTGCAGACATACTCATGGCACTGCTTTTCAAAGCCCGAAAGCTCATCGAGCGCCAGCGCCTTGCCGTCGAACTTGTCGATGGCATCCATGGTCTGCTTCCACGTCTTGGTTACCAGACACGGAACTTCGGGCGCCCTGTTGACGCCCACCAGAGTAAGGTAACCGGTCTCGGTCTCGGGCATTATAATGGCGACGTCCGGGACGTGCGCCGCGAGGCTTGTTTTGCCCCAGCCTTCAACTCCGACGATAACGAGCTTCGGAGGCCTGAATTCCCTTGACGGCATCTCGAAGCCACCAGAACTTCCCCCATTGTTGGTCGCGGTCCGCTTCGGAGGAGGAGGCGGCGCGGTCGGCCTTTTTGATTTAGCCACTGTTTTTTCTCCTTTGTTAAAAAAAAATGTTGGTGCGGCGTCCGCTATTCGTCACCTCCTTCCTCAGACAATTCCGCGTGAATACGATTGAACTCAAAACCTATTGGAGCATCATCGCCCTCCTTGAAAATACCAGATGTGCAGATATCGAAATACTCGCACGGCCTGTTCCACTTGAAGCAGGCACCGGTATTCATGAAAAAGTAACCGTTAGTCTGGCAGTCGCCGATCATACGCGATTGCTGCCAGAGCTCCTGTTTGTAGACGTCCATGTCGTTCTCGAGGCGCGGTATTTCCCGGCAGCAGAAATAGCGATCCGGGTTTCCGGACATCTCTTCGAATACGCGCAGGCCGAATTCCTGAGGGCTTTCAACACGCGTATATAGTGTCATACCATCCCCGGCGCTTTGTCTTGGGGAGCCGTTCTTATTATAAACCCGCTCCCCATCGGCATCGACGACGATCTTGTTTCCGTCCTCATCCAATACCGGGATCGATCGAGGCTTGAGCATTGGCCGGCGCGTGACATCGTAGAGAATTGTCTTAATATCAAACCCGCCATGAGCGGCTCCGAGCCAGTAATGGCTGATCTGCTGATCGATCGTCAGCTTGCGCCAGTATGCTCCATCCGGGGCAAGGTCCTGCGTCGTGGTCTTGTGCTCCATGATCGCCAGCCGGCCATCGGGCAATTCGACGATCTTGTCAATTTTGCCGGCGGCATCAAAAGTCCGGGATCTGCCACTCGTGTCCGGATTGGCGATGGGCATGGTGAATTCCCACTCCCGCTCGACGATCTCAATTGACCGGTCTGCCCAGTATTCGTGGTATGCGTTCACCATCGCGCAAGCGAGCTGGTAGTCGCATTCCCATTTATACCTGTCCCCTTCGTAATCTCCATCAAGGCCAAGCCATTCCGGTGGCTCCGGTTTGGAAGGAGCCGCGCCGCGCTCCAATCCATCATGAAACAGGGAGCCGACATACATCGGCGTCCCGATCCGCTGTTTGACCAGACCGAGAATGTATTTGTAGTAATACATCCTCAGGCAGGTCTTGGCGCAACTCATACTCGAATGCGTCAATTTCAAATCAGCCATATAAAAGCCCTCCTGAAAAAAGATGGTGGTGTAGGTCTCGGCCTTCTGGACAACGCTCGGCTCGCGAACGCTGACCCGTCGGTCGCAACTGCCTGATCTGGCTCCTCAGCGCGCGGCCGATCAGCTCCGCGCGGACAGGGGAGGGGAGGGCCTCCCCTGTTTCGCCATTAACCGTTGATCGCTTCCACGATCCGGTTAGTGACTTCGATGAGCAAGGCCCGAGCGTCCTCAAGCTTTGCCCTCGCGTCATTGTCGATATCCGGTTCGCTCAGCTCGCTGTAGACGTCGTTGGCGCAGTGAACGATCCGGTCCTTTATCTTCCGCAGGCGCTTTTTGTACTGCTTGGCCATTGCGGCCTCCTTCCTGCCCGTGTGTGGGCATATAAATCCGGTAGTATCATGGGCCGCCTCAGGCCCGGTTATGGCCACACCGGCGATTTTACGCGCCCTGACAGGCGCATTTATGGCTGTTTCCCGGTAAATGCGCCGTTCGCTGGCTGTCCCGGCCTGATCGGCCGCCTGTTCCCAAAGGTCGATCGCCCGGGCGACCTCCCCATTGGCCTCGGCCTCCACAGCCTGCTTGGCCAAATCTATACTCGTCGTCATTGGATTGCCCTCCGATAAATCACAGAATCGAGCTCCTTCATCAGCGTCGGGCGCTCATTCCCGACGGACATGCGCGCAGGGCCACCGCGCGCATGTTTCTGTTACTCCTCGGTCTCGTCGTGGACCCTCTTCGATTTCACCCTCGAAGAGGTGTCGAGCTCGAATTCGTAATCTGTCCCTTCGATCTCGATCTGAAACCGCCTGAAGTCCTTTTTCTCCATCAGGAGGCACAAGCTCTCCCGGGCTTCCTTCTCGACGGCTCCTGCCTGCTTGCGCGCGAGCTCTGCCTCCTTCATTTTGCGCGCGAGAGTCTCGACCTCTTTCGGGACCTTCATCCCGGGGAACAGATTGCCGCTCCCCTTCTCGCGATCTTCGGCGAGCTCCGGCTCCGCCTCTTTCTTCTTTCTGGCCATTGTTCACTCCTTAAGTCGGCCGTTCCGAGGGTCTGCCTCATCAGCGCCCGGAAACCATCCCGGACGGACACCCCGCTTGCGCGGGGTGTTTCGGCTATTCAATCTCGCGTTTGGCGGCGGCCTTCTTCTTTGAAGATGCCTTCTTTGGCTTCGCCTCGACCTCGCGCTTCTTCGCCTTCTTCGGCTCGGCCATCTCAGCCTTGATCTCAGCTTCAATCTGCCGGGCCTTGACCAGATCCGCGTTCGGCACGAATGTGGTATCCTTGGCGCACTTGTCGATCTCGTCGATCGTTTCGATCAGCGATGCCCGGAGGCCGGTGGCATTGACGCCTTTGAGCGCATCGACAATCTTCTTGTTTTTCTGATCCTCGCTCCCGCCTTCATCGGCGGCCTTGACTGCAGCCTTGGCGGCTTCCCGGGCGGCCTTGATTTGATCGGCGAGCTTGGCCCCGGTATCCTTGGGCAGAATATCGCTGATCCCCTTCATGCGGCTCAGCGCATACCGAAGTCCCTTGACGTCCCCCTTCTCCACACACTCGTTGACATTCTCGAGCAGGGAAACGGTGTTGTCGTATAGCGCCCGGGCGACGCGCTCATCGCCACCGGAGATTTCGAAGACCGTGAAATTAAATGCCAGCCTCGTGTACTTGGCCTTGGCATTGTATTCCCAGACCCCTTCCCGGGCCACGCTGATGGCGGCCTCGAGCTCATTGCCGAGGTCCTTGGAAACGAAGACCCCGAAGTTGCTGATGGCCGTCCCGAGATTCGAGATCTTCTTGGTCAGCAGGTTCCGGGTATAGCCGAGGGCGCGCTGTTCCTTGACGCTGATGACGATCTTGTGCGTATTCCAGTCAGCGTCGAGCCGCTCCCCGTCGATCTCCTGCTTGCGGTCCTTGTGCGTATAGCTGACGCATCCGGTCTGGCTGATGGCCCCGACCACAAGGTATCCGTCCTTGATATACTGTGTATTTTTCATGATCTGCTCCTTTGGGTTTGTAGTTATTCGATCGAGCGGCCGGTACGCTTTGCGGCCGTCTCGGAAACGGAAGCCATGCGCGCGCGACCCTGCGCCCATTTACGCAGGTCCTCAATCTTCTCGCGCATGGTAGTCGAGAGCGGGACGCGCTTGCGCAGGGCCTTGACGATGTCGTCGTCGGTCACCTGCCGGGCGCCGTC